GGGAATATATAATAAATGCAGATAAAAGAAAGATTTGAACCAACAGAAGTTATCATCAAAGAAAATAAATTCATAATATATCCTTTCAATGCGCAAGAGGCTTTTCGTTTGCAGGCTGTTTTGTTGCAAAAGATAGGGCCTGCTTTGGGTGAATTGTTAGGTGCTATTGACCTTCAAGACATTGATATTGCAAATGCGAAAATAAACAGTAATAAAATAGGTTCTGCAATACAAACTTTGTTTATGAATTTAGGAGAAGATGAATATTGGAATCTTTTGACTAGGTTGTTAAAATCTACTGAATGTATCACAACAGGGGATAAACCGGAAAAATTGTCTTTGACCAATACTGAAAATATTGACAAAGTTTTCAGAAAACATACTTTTGATATTTTTGAATTGATCATTAATATTATAAAGGTTAATTATTCAGATTTTTTCGTGATGTTGGAGGGTATTGGAAGCAACATAAAAACATTTATCTCAGAAAGTGGAAAAACAAGCAAAGGAAAGTAACTAATGGAGTGGGAGAAGTTGGTGTTCTATCAAAAAACATTAAAGAAGAATTTCCCATTTGGCGTGTATGGCTCAATACAAATGAACCACTAAATGAGATAAGATTTAACTGGACTTTCATTGATGTGATGAAGGCCAATGCCCTCCTGGATATGCAAGACGATATGAAAGGTGCTGTTGATGCATATCTGGAAAAGGAAAAGAAATAAATGGTTGTACGGTCACTGCTTACAGTTTTAGGTTACCAGGCAGACGATAAAGCACTCAATAATTATGCAAATGCACTTAAGAAAATTATAAATTTTGTTAAGGTTGCTGCTGTTGCTACTGCTGCATTAGGCACTGCTGTTCTGAAACTGGGCGGTGACATGGAACAAACAGAGATTGCTTTTGAAACCATGCTACGTAGTGGAGAAAAAGCAGACAAATTAATCAAAGAAATAACCAATTTTGCAGCAAAAACACCTTTTGAGCTATCAGGACTAATCCAGTCTTCAAAACAACTCCTTGCATTCAAATTTGGCGCGGAGGAAATAATTCCAACGATGCGGAATCTTGGCAACATTGCAGCGGGCGTAGGCCGGGACAAATTACCAACACTTGTCCGGGCACTTGGAAAAATCCGGGTTAAGGGCAAAGCAACGATGGAAGAGTTGAATATGTTGTTAGAAGCGGGTGTTCCTATACTTGACCAATTATCTGAAAACTTTGGAGTTTCTTCTGAAGAACTTTTCAAAATGATTTCCAAAGGGAAAGTTGCTTATGGTGATGTAAACAAAGCACTTGAAGATCTTTCAACAGGGAATGGTATGTTTGCCAATCTTATGGAAAAACAGTCCAAATCCTTTTTGGGGATTATCAGCAACATAGGTGATTTTTTTACAAATTTAGGTGTGTCAATTGGAAAAGAAATACTGCCAGCAGCAAAAGAATTAGCAAGATACTTTTTGCAATTTCTAGAATCAAATAAAGATGTAATCAAAGCAGGACTGGTTAAATTTTTTAAAGCTTTATTGCATGGAATCACTTTTGTGGTGATTTTCATAAAAGAACTAATTGATAGGATGGGAGGGCTTGAATCTATAGGAAAAACGATTGGTGATATATTTGGTTTTATTGGTGGAGTATTTATGTTCTTTGTAAAGATAGTAATGCAGATTATAAAATTTCTCTATCCTTTCAGATACATTATATTGGGAATAATCGCAGCGATTAAAGCATGGTCTATTATACAGGGAATTCTAAATGCGATAATGGCGGCTAATCCTATCACATTAATAATAATAGCAATTGGTATTCTGATTGTTTTGATTGTGTTATTAATAAAAAATTGGGATAAGGTAAAAGAAGTGCTTGTTGCAGGATGGAATAATATTATTAATTTTCTGTCAAATGTGTGGAAAAAAATAGTTGAAATATTTATGAATGCATGGAATGCTATTGTTGATTTTTTCAATTTTATAGGAAAAAACATTGCTGCTATTGCTGTAAAAGTATGGACAGGAATAATTAATTTCTTCAAAAACGCATGGAATGGGATTTTAGGTGTTTTTATGAAAATAGGAGGTTCTATTTCATCTTTCCTATCCGGTCTATGGAATAATATAACCACAGGAGTGGGTAGTGCTTGGAATGGGATAATTAATTTCTTCAAAAACGCATGGGACGGCATTATAAGTATTCTTGCAAAAGCGGGGGCAGCTTTTCTTTCAGCTATTACGGGTATATGGAATACTGCAATCGGAGGAATTGATGCTGTGTGGTCTGGTGTAGCTGATTTTTTTGAGGGTGTATGGAAAAATATTACTTCTGTTTTAGATAATGTATTATCCAAATTTATAGAAGCATGGAATTTTATTGTGTCTTTTTTAAAAAAAGCACAAAAAAAGATTAGTTCTATATTGCAAGCAGCATGGGGTGGGATTGTGAACGGATTAATTTCTGCATGGTCCGGTGTAACTGAATTTTTCAAAGGATTATGGGACATGATAACAAGTGGAATTATTCAAGCACAACAAGGCATTGTTAAATCATTCAAAGGAATATGGGATAAGATAGTGGGAGGGTTCTTGGATGCCTGGAACAAGGCTATCGAATTTATTACAAGAGTAAAAGATGAAATTGCAGGAAAATTAACAGGTGCATGGTCTGGTATTAGTACTTTCTTTTCTGGTTTGTGGGAAGGGATTGTTAACGGTTTTCTAAGTGCATGGAAAGCTATCACAAAAATAATGGAAATTCCCGGAAAAATAATTGAATGGCTTGAAAAAAAATGGGAAGGTATTGGCTCTTTTTTTGAAACTCTATGGGATGATATTACAGCAAACATCAAAAAGGCATGGGATGATGTATTGGCAGATATTCAAAAGTTATGGGATGATTTTATGAAAATAATTCAGCCCATAATTGACACAGTGACAGGAGTATTTGAAACTTTCTTTGGGGGGCCTTCTCCAGAAACGGCAGCAGCCGGGGCAGCCGGAACAGCTATAGGAACAAGGACAAACAGCACCTCCGTAAATACCACAGTCAATATGAATTTACCTGCTGGCACTCCAGAAGAAACAGCCCGGGCAGCAAAAGAACAGGGACGGAAAGCAGTGGAAGAAGCATGGAATAGTATCTTGAAAGAGGGAACTATCAATAATCCGGGGGGTGGATGATGGCAGAAAGAGCAAGATTTGTATTTTCAAAAGAAAGACCGAAACAAATAGGCCCGATACTTGTTGACGCATTTCAGACAGAAGATCATACAAGAAATAGTACCGCCACCACTTATCCGGTCGAAACAGGAGCAGAAATAACAGACCATATAAGAAATGAACCCTTAGAAATCAGAATTCAAGGTAATATTGCACCTGTAGATGATGGAGCAAATATATTTGAGGCGTTCAAAAACCTTAATCAAATTATGGATGATAAAGAACTTGTTTCAGTAATAACTGGGTTAAAAGTATATGAAAATATGCATATGAATAGCTTAAATGTTTCCAGGACCGCGCGAAATGGGGGGAGCCTTCCTTTTTCAGCTAACTTTAGGCAGGTTACAAAAGTGCAGTCACAAACAGTGGCAATAGCTGTTTCACAAATAAGTGAAGCCGACGAAGAAACAAATAAGCAGGCACAACCTGCTGCTGATGTGGGAAAAGCCACATCAGGACAAACACAAGCTAATGGAGAGGGAGAATCTTTTTTGGATGAAATAACCGCACAAGTGAATGAAATTTTAGGCCCGGAGAATTGGGAATAATATGATAGTACTTCCTGTTTTTCAAAATAGATCTGCCAGGTTTGCATATGATATTGAGCTGGCGGGGGAACTGTTCCGGTTATATTTTTCCTGGAATGCAAGGGAAACCTCATGGTACATGGACATACAAGACCAGAATGAAAATAATATATTAACTGGAATTAAACTAGTTCCTAATTATCCATTACTTAGGCAATACAGGGCTTATGCATCATTACCGGCAGGAGGTTTTATTTTGTGGGATCTTAATCAAGATCCTATTTCCGGTGGAGTTACTTTTGATAATTTTGGAACGCGTTACCAGTTATTATTTTTCACACAGGAAGAAATAGAAAGTGGAGAGGCAGCATAGTGGCATTTGGTAGAATAGTTGAATTGACAATAGGTCCACCTGGAGGAGTAGGAAAACTTATAAAAGATTTGCGCATTGCTTTTTTTGTGCAAAAAACAGACGAAGAATCAGCAAATAAAGCACAAATAGAAATATACAATCTATCGGATAATTCAGCTCTAGAAATTGGCAAAGCAAAAAATAATGTTGTTTTAAGGACAGGTTACCAGGATGAAGGGGGAGCTAAAAATCTTTTTTTCGGAGAAGTATCCACTGCTGTATACAAAAAGGAAACACTGGAAACAAAATTAGAGATAACAGCATTTGATGGACAATCAAACATACAAGAAAAGAATGTTTCTGTTTCATATGGGCCGGGAACTACCGTCCAACAAATATTTAACAACCTATTGTCTATCTTTGGATTACCACTTTCAAATGCAGGTCTTGTATTATCTGGAGCATATGCAAACGGATATGCTTTTGTAGGAAAAGCTAAAGATGCGATCACAGAAGTTCTTTCTTTTGCGGGGAAAACATGGACAATACAAAATCAACAGCTAACAGTCATTTCACCAGGTGAATCTGTTGCAAGAACAGGATTACTTATTTCCCCTTCTACCGGGCTACTTAATACTCCGGAACCGCTGGATGATGTTGATGATGATGCAACAAAAGAAATACCAAAGAGATACAAAGTAAGGTCTTTACTTTTTCCACAGATGGTGCCGGGAGCAGAAATACGGGTTGAATCATCTATTGTTAACGGGACTTTCAGGGTAGAAACGGTAGAATTTACAGGGGACAACTTTGAAGGGTCTTTTACGGCAGAAGCGGAGGTTGTGCAAATATGAGACAAAGATTTTCTGATGTGGTAAAAAAAATTATTGAATCATATATGCTAAAAATACATACTTGTATTCCTGGAAAAATAGAAAGTTATAACCCCACAATAAAACAAGCATCAGTAAAACCTCTGATTAAATTAAAAGTAAATAATGAAGTATTAGGTTATCCAGTGATTGATAATGTACCTGTTATTTTCCAGGCCACAAAAGATGCTGTAATCACTTTCCCTCTTGCAGCCGGGGATGGATGCCTTATTCTTTTTTCAGAACAGGACATGGAAAATTTTCTTTCTTCTACAGGAAATGAAGTTGAACCAGGAGACAATAGACGGTATAGTGTTAATGATGCTATCTGTATTCCAGGACTGTTTCCATTTACCAGTCCAGGAAAAACAGGAGGTTTAACTGGATTGGAAGTGATTTATAAAAATTACAAAATAACTATTGATGATACAGGAATTACACTAAACAGCACAGATGCAATTGCCTGGAAGCCTAACATACTTCCAAATGATCCATTTACCGGACTGCCCCATGGCGGTCCTACCGCTGGTATTGTAAAGTTGAGGGGGGCATAGTGGCAACAGGAAAATTATCAGCTATAATGGCATCT